TAACCGACCCGCGCACCGTCACCGGCGATCGGGAAGGAGACTATCGGGTGACGAGAAGGAGAGGAGGAGACCGGGTGTCGCCGAGTGGTTCTGAAGTCCAGCGAACACTCGGGCGAAAGCCTGATCGAACGCCTGCGGCGTGCTGATGCTGCCGAGTTGGTGGCGGCGGTGCGCGAGTTCGGCGTTGCCCGGTTCTTTGACGTCGCGATCGTCCCGACCCTCGACCACGGCGTGACCGAGGTCGTGGTTGATCAAGCTTAATCGTTCGGCGTCGTCCGCGCGAATGCGGGCGGCGCCACTTTCGTCTGAGGAGGAAATCATGACCGACAATTCGAAATCATCGATGACCCAGAACTTCGACACTGCTTTGAACTTCGACATTGCTTTTGCCACTTTCTTCCGTGGCATCGAGCAGCTCGCCAGTAATGACCCGGAAACGGTCAGGTTCGAGATGGATGTTGGCCCGCGCTACATCCGCATTGCCCGCGTCTATAAGGATTACCGCACGCTGCACTGCTTCGTCGACCGCACCAATGGCGAAGTGCTTCGCGGCAGCTGGAAGCAACCCCGCCATACTCAAAAGTCGCGCGGCAACATCTTCGACGCCAACAATGGCCTTGGCTCGATGGGAAAGTACGGTGCGGCCTATTTGCGCTAAGCCAAGTCACGGCGCCGCTCGCGAGGGCGGCGCCCACTTTTTCTGATCTGATTTCCCGTTTGTCAATTTGCCCCATTGAAGACCAGAGCCGAGTGCCATGAGCCGTGGCGGACGTGCATCGCGAGACAAGGGCAACAGAGGCGAGCGTGCCGTCGTTCGCTTCCTGCAGGAGCGCGGCATCGCCGCCGAGCGCGTGCCTCTTTCTGGCGCCTCGCACGGCCGCTTCGGCGGCGATGTATCCATCCCGCTGCTCGGGACCGATCGCCGCGCCGAAGTGAAGTGCCGGGGCAACGGATTCCGCGAGTTGTATCGCTGGCTCGAGGGGCACGATTTTCTGATCGTTCGTGCCGATCGCCGTGAGCCCCTCGTCGTCATCCCGCTCAAGCTTGCCGCCGAAATCGCCATGGCCGCGGAGCGGAGCAAAGGGGGCGCGCCATGAGGATCATCACCGCGGACGAGCGCCTCGCAGAGAAAGGCGGCCCGAAGATTCTGGTCGTGGGTCCGAGCGGCGTTGGCAAGACCAGCCTCTTGCGTACGCTGAGCGCTGAAATGCTCGCCACCACGCTGTTTGTGGACATCGAGGCTGGCGATATCGCCGTGGCCGACCTGCCGGTCGCCAGTGTGCGCCCCAGGACATGGTCCGAATGCCGCGACATCGCGTGCATTCTCGGCGGCATCAATCGTGCCCTGCCGCCGACCGCGGCCTATTCGGAATCGCATCATGCTGAGGTGATGAAGAACCCCGAGCTCGCGCAGCTTGCGGCCTATCGCATCCTGTTCGTTGACAGCCTGACTGCGGCCGCCCGGCTCAGCTTTGCAGCGGCAGAGTTGGCACCGGAGGCGACCAGTGATCGCGGGCGCAAGGATTTGCGCGCGATTTACGGCGCGCACGCCCGCAGCACGGTGCAGTGGCTCAATCAATTGCAACACGCGCGCGAGAAAACCGTGCTGCTCGCAGCGGTGTTGGAGAAGAACACCGACGAGTTCAACGTCTCGACCTGGCAGCCCCAAATTGAGGGCGGCAAGACTGGCCGCGAGTTGCCGGCGATCGTCGACGAAATCATCACCATGACATGGGTCGATTTCGGCGATCGCAAGCCGATACGCGCGTTCATCTGCACGAGCCCTAATGCTTGGGGCTATCCCGCCAAAGACCGTTCCGGCCGGCTCGAACAACTCGAGCCACCGAACCTCGGCGCGCTGATCGAAAAGCTCTCCCGTCCCGGCGAGCGCAAACCGTTCACCATCGTTTCATCCGAGCAACCCGCTCAACAGTAGAGGAGGCGCACCATGCCCTACGATTACTCTGATGCCCCGCCGCCGCGCGAGTTCGACCTCATTCCGCACGGCACGATCGCAACCGTCACAATGCACCTTCGCGCCGGCGGCGTCGGCGAAGATGGGATGTGCAAGCGTTCAAAGGACGGCGGCTGCGAGATGCTCGACGTCGAGTATGTCGTTGTCGATGGGAAGTATGCCCGGCGAAAGTTCTGGAGCAACATGATCATGTCGGGCACCACCGACGGACATGCCGAAGCCGCGAAAATTAGCCTCGGCACGCTGCGGACCATTCTCGAATCTGCGCGCAACATCCGGCCCGACGACCTGAGCCCGGCGGCGCGCGCGGCGCGCACCGTGAGCCTCAAGGACTTCGACGGTCTGACCTTCGTCGTGAGGGTCGGCATCGAGAGGGGCGGGCCGAATAAGGATAAGCCGGGCGAGAATTGGCCGGACAAAAATATTATCGCCGCGGTCATCACGCCCGACAAGAAAGAATGGAAGCCGGTCGAGCAGGCGCCGCCGTTCGATGGTGGAGGCGGAGCTCAAGCCGCGGCGCCCGCCAATGCTGCGCCCCCCATCGCACGGCCGGGATGGGCGTCGTGAAGAAGCTCCACACCGTTGGCGAGGTCTCGCTGTCCGCGATCGAGGACCAGCGGCAGCGAGACTCCACCGCCGCCGCCATTGCGGGGGCGCGTGAGGTCGTCCGGAACGGCCCCATCCCGTCCGGTACACCGATCGGGCGATTGAGCGACATCGAATGGGGATGGATCCTTGCTGCGATTTTGTTCGCCTGGATTGGCACGCGCGCCGAACAGGCGACTGCGGAAAATCTCGACACCGAGCGCACCATCAGGATGACGGCGCTCGATCCGCAGCCATGGGACGCTGGCTGTGTCGCGGCGATCCTGCCCGAGCTCGCGGATACCTGCGCCATCGACTGGTCGCAGCCGCTCACAGCCTGGCCGCGGGACACCATGATCGAGTTCCTGCTCGCTGCCATGAAGCTCATTCGCAAGGCGACCATCGCGCGCGACTTGAGCGACAAGGGTGTCACGCGTCAGTCGAGCGCCAGCACGATCGCGCGCCAAGCGAACGCCGCGAGCGGCGGACCATTGATCGCGCCTGGCGATCCTGACGACGAGATCGTTCTTTAGGAGATGAGTTATGGCCGAACACGAATTTTGTATTGGCTTATCGTCGGACTGGCTCACCCCGCCCGAAACTTTCGCAGGACTTAAGCGGGGCGGAATTGAGATGTTCGATCTCGACGTCGCGCATCCTCCTGCTGGTGCTCTATCTTTTGTGCCATGTCGCAAGTTCTACACTGCCGAAGACGACGGCTTGCTGAAACCGTGGCAGATCAACGAAGACCGGCGAACACTCGTCTGGGGAAATTTTCCATTCGGTGGCCGGCGCGGACAGGTGCCGTGGCTCCAACGGTTCTTTGAGCACAACTACGGCATCGCACTGGTTGCCGCTCGCACATCGGCCGATTGGTTTTGCGAGGTCGTCGCGCCGAACGCGCAATTGCTTCTTTTTCCATACGGCAAAGTCAAATTTTATCGGCCCGACGGCTCGATCGGCAAAGAGCCCGGAACCGGTGTCGTGCTGATCGGCGCGGGCGATGTCGCCTGCAATGCCCTCCTCAAAAGCGGCCTCGGCTGGTGCGCTCCGATCATTGAGCCGGGCCGCGTGCAGTTGCCCTTCGACTGGCGCGGGCGGGCGCATGTCTCGCTCACGGAGGCCCATCATGAGCATCCGTAGCGAGTGGGAACTGATGGTCGATGAAGGATTGCTCGTGCCCACCGGCGAGATGCGCCCCGACAGCAAGGGCGAGCTCCAGCCGGTCTACGTGCTCAGCGAGCGGGCGAAAATTCTGTACACCGTAATGTCCGCTGAGTTGTCAAACGGGCTTTGCGAGGAGTGCAGCGCTATTCTCGACGGAGCCTGCTGTGCTTAATCTCAACCGTGCCAGCCTTTCGCTTGAACCGATCAACGGCGCCATTAACGACGCGATCGAACGCGCCGCGGCGACCGCGGCGGAATTACCGCGCCCTTATCTTGGCGCGAGCATCGTCGGGCACGAATGCGCGCGGCGCATTCAGTACGATTGGTGGTGCAAGCCCGTGCTCGCGGCCAGGACGCGCGAAATCTTCGACCGCGGACACTATTTCGAGGAGCGTGCGCGCCGGCATCTGGCGGCAGTCGGGTTCAAGTTTGCGCCGCCCGAGGCGCTGGCCTTCAGCGCCGCGGGTGGTGCGCTGCGCGGCCACGCCGACGGCATCATCATTCACGGCCCCGACCTGCCGGGCGCCTATGTGATCTATCCGCTGGTATGGGAGCATAAGGCTCTCAACGCCAAGGGCTGGCGCGAGGTCGAGCGCGACGGACTCGAAAAGAAATACCCGCATTATCTCAGCCAGGTTTGCCTCTATCAGACCTACCTCGACGTCACCAATCCCGCGCTGTTCACGGTCACGAATGCCGATACCTGCGAGTGGTTGCACTTCTTCGTGCCGTACGATGCTGAACGTGCGCAACTGTGGTCTGACCGCGCCGTCAATATCATCGAGGCCACGCGCGCCGGGGAGCTGCTGCCGCGCGCCTATGACGACCCCACGGATTGGCGATGTCGGATGTGCCCGCACAAAGAACGGTGCTGGAGGTAAGCATGGGCAAGCTTGTCGACATCGCCGGAAAGCGATTTGGCTGCTGGACGGTTCTTGCGATCCATCCAGAGCGAGATCGTAGCAGACATGTTCTTTGGCGTTGTTGTTGTGACTGCGGCCAAGAACGCGTCGTGCGAGGGGTCTCTTTACGCCGAGGCAATTCAACCACCTGCGGATGCGTTCTACGGGAGATAGCAAGAAAACGCTTCACAAAGCACGGCCTGTCTCGGAGTCGCGCTTATCGTTGTTGGGACAACCTACTGCAACGCTGCTTTAATCCCCAACACCCCTGGTACTCTTATTACGGCGGTCGCGGTATCGGCGTTTGCGAAGAGTGGCTCACCTTCTCGGGTTTCTACAGCAGCGTCGGCGATCCGCCGCCTGGCATGTCGCTTGATCGCCGTAATAACGACGGCAATTACGAACCAAGCAATTGGCGATGGGTGCCTCAATCGGTGCAAAATGCCAACCGTCGGCGTCAGGGGTGAGCCATGGCGCTGCCGCGCGAGCTCGCCGCCAAGCTTGCCAAGCCGATCCGCTTGCTGGCGTCGGACAGCAGGGGCGAGGCCTTCGCAGCCCTATGCGCTATCGCGCGTCTGCTCGAAGCCTATAACCAAAGCTTTCACGCGCTTGCCGAGCACGTTGAGAACGGCGGCCTGACCGAAGACTATAAGCAAAAAGTTCTCGCCGAGGTCGAGAACGCGCGCGCCATTGGTTACGCCGAAGGCGTCGCAGCCGCAGAGGCCAAGCAGCACGGGACCGGCGCCTTCCGTAACACCGATGGCGCGCCCGAATGGTCGGAGGTTGCGCTCTACTGCCAGCGCCAAAAGCATCGGCTGCCGGATAAGCACCACGAGTTCGTTGACGACATGGCGTCGCGCACCGTGTACGGGCGCGAGCCAACTCCAAGGCAACACCAGTATCTCCACAGCCTGTTCTACAAGCTTGGAGGAAAAATCACATGAGCCCGCAGTCGCAAGCGAATGCCGCACCCAATGAGCTCGACGCTGCGCTCGAATATGCGCGCAATGGCATCCCGGTCTTTCCCTGCAATCCGCTCGACAAGAAACCGCTCACCCCTAACGGCTTCAAAGACGCGACCACCAACGAGGCGCAAATTCGCACGTGGTGGCAGCGGTGGCCGAACGCCATGATCGGCGCCCCCACTGGCTCCGCGAGTGGCATGTGGGTTGTCGACACCGACAAGAACCCGATCAAAAAGATCGATGGCGAGGCAACGCTCGCCCAACTCGTTGTACAGCACAGCGAGATTCCGAAGACCCTGATGACAATCACCCCGCGCGGGGGCAAGCATCGGATCTTCACCTGGAACAGCAGCGTCGAGATCCGCAACAGTGCGAGCAAGATCGGTCCGGGCATTGATGTGCGCGGCGAGGGCGGATACGTGTGCCTGCCGCCGAGCCGGAACGCCAATGGCGGCGTCTATCGTTGGGATACCGTCGATGGTGGCGCCCAGGCTGTGCTCGCGCCCGACTGGCTGATCGAGCTCGCCCGGCGCAAGGTCAGCGCCTGGGCGCGCGCCGCGCTCGACTACGAATGCAAGACGGTCGCCGCCGCCCAGGCCGGCATGCGCAACACCACGCTCAACACGGCGGCCTTCAACCTCTATCAGATCGTCGCCGGCGGACGCCTCGACGAGGAGGAGGTCCACGACCGCCTATTCGAAGCCGCGCAGGCCTGCGGGCTGGTCGCCGATGACGGCGCCGCGGCGGTGGAGGCCACCATCGCCAGTGGCGCGCAGGCCGGCCGTGCCCAGCCGCGCAGCCAGCCACGGCCACGCGCGCCGCTGGGGCCGCGTCCGGTCATTCAGATCGTCGACGGCCAGCGGCCGCGCATCCTTGACGAGGTCGAGAGCGCGCTGCTGACGTCCGGCTTGCCGATCTTCTCGCGCGGCAACCTACTGGTGGAGCCCGTCGCCGAAACCATGCTTGCCGCCGACGGGCGGCAAACCGTGGCCGCACAGTTATGCGAGCTCTGCCCCGACTCGCTTACCAACATGGCGGCCGAGGCCGCCACGTTCCGGAAGTACAGCTGCAAGCACAAAGGCTGGATCGATATCGATCCGCTGGTGCACATCATGCGCGGCATGCTGACGAAGGCGCGGGCGCGGAAATTCCCGCGCGTCAGCGGCATCATCACCACCCCGACGCTGCGATCGGATGGCTCGCTGCTCAACGAGCCGGGCTACGATCCCGACACCCAGCTCTACCTGCTGCCGACCTTTCAACTGCCGCCGATACCCGAGCAGCCGAGCAAGGACGAAGCCCGCGTGGCGCTCGAGAAGTTGACCGACCTGCTCTCGGAATTTTCCTTCAAGGGGACGAAAGGCGACCAGCAAAAGGACGAGCGGGAGAAGCGGCTCAACCGCTCGATCGCACTTTCCGGATTGCTGACGGCACTCGTGCGCGGCTCGTTGCCGACCGCACCGATGCATCTGGTCCGCGCCCATGCGCCGGCGACAGGCAAGAGCCACCTGGTCGACACCTTCGCCATGATTGCCACCGGACGGCCCTGCCCGGTGATCACGGCGCTCAAGAACATGGAGGAGACGGAGAAGCGGCTCAGTTCAATGATCCTGGGCGGCGTGCCGATCTTCTCGCTGGACAACGCCGAACACGACCTCAGCGGCGAGCTGCTGTGCCAAATCACCGAGCGGCCGATTGTCAACCTTCGGATTCTTGGCCGCAGCGAAATGCCGACCTGCGAATGCCATGCCGCGGTGTTCGGCACCGGTAACAACATCACGCTCAAGGGCGACATGATCCGGCGCGGGCTGATCTGCAGCCTCGAGGCGCTCGACGAGCGTCCGGAGCTGCGGGAATTCCAGAAGGACGTGCTACGGCAGATCGCGAGTAACCGCAGCGCCTATGTCGCCGCCGGGTTGACCATCATGCGCGCCTATCTGGCGGCAGGAGCGCCGCGGATGTGCGGGCCATTTGCCAGCTACGCCGAATGGTCGCGCATGGTGCGTAGTCCGCTGGTCTGGCTGGGCGAGCCGGATCCGGTCGAAAGCACGGATGCAATCCGCGCCGAGGACACCGATCTCGCCGACCTCGGCGAGCTGATCGAGCTGTGGGTGAGCGAGCTCAGGGTGGGCGATACGGCCTACCTCAGCGCCCGTCTGGTCGAGATCGCTCACGAGCCGCGCGCCCCGGGCGATCTCAATCCGCCGGCGCTCAAGGAATTCTTCCTTCGTGTGGCTGGCGACAAGGACGGCAAGATCTCGACTAAGCGGCTGGGCGAGTGGTTGCGCCGGATGAGCGGACGCGTGGTGACGTGCGTTGCTAACGGTCGCAGGTATCAGCTCGCGCGCGAGCAGAGCCATGCGCATCGCGCCTGTTTTCGTCTCGTGGATCTAGGATAGTGGGACCCGAGGACCCAGTGGGAGCACTCCTATGAGTATTACCTGCGATCGCCTGCGATCGCTATAGGGGGTGCTGGCCGAGGTCCCCCAAGGTCCACGGTCCCACTGGAAGGAATGATGTGGGAGGCGGGAGCTGGTGGGACCAAATAGCAATGGGAGAATGAAAATGACCGACAAGCCCCCGCTAACAGCGCGCGGCGAAAGCTCGCCCACACCCGCGCCATCCTCCGAGCTCGATAGCTTCCTTGCCGAGATTCGAGGCCGCACCACAGCCGTTACAGCCACACGCGGTCGCCTCGTCTTCGCCCTCGACGCCACCGCTAGCCGCCAGGACACCTGGGATACCGCCTGCGAACTTCAGGCCGAAATGTTCCGTGAGGTCGCTGCCACCGGCGGGCTCGACATGCAACTGGTCTACTATCGCGGCCTCGGTGAGTGCCGGGCCTCACGCTGGTTCTCAGATCCAGGGCAACTGGCCAAGACCATGTCGCAGATCATGTGCAACGCTGGGCATACCCAGATCGAGAAGGTCCTGGTCCACGCCAAGAAGGAGACCAAGCTGCTGCAGGTGAGCGGGCTTGTCTTTGTCGGCGACGCGATGGAGGAGAACCCGGATGCGCTTGCCCACGAAGCCGGCGAGCTCGGACGCCTCAAGGTGCCGGCATTCATGTTTCAGGAAGGCCACGATCGTGAGGTCGAGCACACGTTCCGGAATATCGCGCGCCTGACCAATGGCGCCTATTGCCGCTTCGATCCCGGAGCCGCGCGTCAGCTCGCCGAGCTCCTGCGTGCGGTAGCGGTCTATGCGACCGGTGGGCTGAAGGCGCTTGCCAATCAGCACAGCGCCGCCGCGATCAAGCTGCTCAGTCAGTTGAAGTAGCGAGGGGATAGAGCCATGGCGCCTCCCGATGGAGGAACGGATCCGGGTCGAGGCGATGGGTCGAAGCCCCGAAATCGGGTCGTTCGGGGTTTGTTCCATCGAATTATGCAGCAATATCAATGACCTGGCCGGGGGGCGGGGTGGAACTTTTTGGAGGGGTCCCATTTCCCGAGCGCGGATGCACCCGACCTCAAAGTAGCATTATAACTTCCCGCGGGACGTTAAGAAGTGCCCATTTTAAGCGGGTTTCTCAACTTTTACCGGGGCTGAAATGCAAGAAGTGCCCGGTTTATAATGGTTTTCTTGCTGGTCTGATGCAAGAAGTGCAATTTTATAAGGGTTTCTGCCCAGTTCGCCTAGGTGATAGTGCGAGAAGTGCCAATTCCATCGGGGTTTCCTAGCGGCCGGATGCAAGAAGTGCCCGTTTTACGGGGGTTTTGAGCAGGCGGGGCAATCTGCCCGGGCTCGAGACGGCCATATTTTGATCCGGACCGAAGTGTCGTGGGCTCGGCTGCGTCGACGAGGTGATCGATCCTGGCATGGTCGCGGCAGCCGCGTGCGGTGGACACCAACCTCTAGATTGCAGTTCGGAACCGTCGTAGACCGGCGAGGAATCCAGGCTCAAACCCAGGGGACCTCACCCATGGCGCGCCACTATGAAGACGACACGGTCGACTTCACCGGCGAAGCAACCAGGCGTCTTCGTCCTCCACCCCGACTTCAAGGTCGCGCCAAGGAAATTTTCATTGCGACCGTGACCGGCTGTGATCCGCGGCACTTTCGCCCGGCTGATTTGCCATTCTTGGAGCGCTTCGCCGAGAGCAGCGCGCTGGCTGAAGAGGCTGCCGCCAAGCTCGCCGAGGAAGGCGTCGTCGTCGACGGCAAGCCAAACCCCTGGTTCGCGGTGCATCAGGCCGGCTGCAAGACGATGAATGCGCTGGCTCTGCGTTTGCGTCTAACGCCGCAATCGAGAAGTCCGCGCGCGCCGAAAACGGTCCCGGCGCCGACGAGCTATTACGAAACATTGGAGTTGGAGGCTAGCGATGACGACGACGGGCCTAAGCCAAGTTGATTATGAGGCGCTTGCTCGCGCGTACGAGACCGCAGCTGCGGAAAGCGAGGCGTACTGCGAACATCTTGACTACATCGAGGCGCGCGAGGGCTGGGTCTCGGCCGCGCAATCTGCGAGCTATCACCTTCAGGTCAAAACTCTGAGGCTCAAGCCGTGGCAGTGCCCGCCATGCGACTGCCGCAGCGACGAGGTTGGGCACGGCTACGGCCACTCGCGCGCCGAAGTCCTGCTGCGGCGCCGTCTGCTCGAGGCTGGAATTTCTTTGTACGAATCCGATCCCGCGGCCGCTCTAGAAAAAATCGCTTCGGCGGCCCCCGCTTGAATTGACCTGCGATCCGGTGGAAAAGAAGGGCGCTCGGGTATTGAGTCCGAGCGCCAAGTCTGACCTACGTCCAACCAGCGCAGAAAGACGACCCATCCTATCTGCACCAAGGGGTCGTCGACAATGTCCTCCATTCCAGATGAGATTGACGAGCTTGTCCTGCAGCTCGCCGCTTCGCTCGCCCCGTCTCAATACGACGCCTTCGTCACCGCCGCTCGAACTGCCTTAGCGGCCGTTCCATGTCTTGGCCCGGGTTCGGCTTACCGAATTTTGGCGCCGCTTCAGCGCCGGTTTTTCGATCCGCCGGTCGACCCGCGCGTCGCTAACATGGGCGCTCGCCACTATCGCGCCGGCACTTCCAAGCTCGCGAACCTGCCGGCGATCGGCGAGGAGACGGTGCAGATGCGCGCTCAGGCACATCGCCGGGGCTTCCGGCTGGTGGGGTGATGTTGTGGCGTATTGGTGCGCGGCCCGCCTCCAGGCCCACCGCGAAGCCCTGGCGCTGCATTGCCTGGGCCTGGCCGGGTACGAGACCTATTACCCCCGCCTGCGGGACCGGCGCACGCGCTTCGGTCGGACCGTCGAGAATCGGCCGGCGCTCTTTCCCGGCTACGCCTTCGTGCTGATCCAGCTGCAGTGGCACACCGCTCGTTGGGCGCCCGGCATCCTCGGGTTGATCATGGACGGTAGCGGGCCTGCGAAAGTGCCTGACGGGGTCATTGCCGAGATTCGCCGGCGCGAGGTCGATGGGCTGATTGAGCTACCCAAGGCAGGCCCGCTGCGGCGCGGCGCTCGGGTTCGGATCCTACGCGGTCCGTTTACCGGGCACTTGGCGATCTTCGCTGATATGAAGCCGCGAGAGCGAGTCGAGATCCTGCTCCAGCTGCTCGGCGGCGAACAGCGGGTCACGCTCGCCAAAAACGACATCGAGGCGGTGCGACCCTGAGTGGTTCGCCTCGACGAT